GCCAAGGACTTAGGAGTAACAAATGGCAACGAGTAACGCAGCAACCACGTATCTTGAGCATCGACTGCTCAATTTTATTTTTAAAAACAATGCCGCTATTAGTGGTACAACTTTTGCTTCACCAGGAGACAGCATTTATGTTGGACTAGCAACCGCTGTTTCTGACGCAGAAGCTGGCTCTTTGACTGAAGCCACTTTTGGTAGTTATACAAGAAAGCAAATTGTTGCGGCAGATTGGACTTTAGCAAGTTCTAGCACAGATCAGCAGACAATAAAAAACACTAACAACTTTGAGTTTCCGGCATCCACAGGAACAACAAATGTAGTTACACATGCCTTTATTGCAGATGCCTCAAGTGGTGGAAACATATTGTTTATTGGTGCGTTAGATGCTTCAAAAACAATCGCTACAGGTGATGTTTTCCGTATTAACTCAAACAACTTGACTATTGAATTGAAGTAATGGCTCTTGTTCTGAAAGACCGTATAAAAGAAACTACAACTACCACTGGCACAGGCACTTATACGCTTGCTGGTGCTGTAGGTGGTTTTGAGGCTTTCAGCCAGATAGGTAATACAAACACTACATACTATTGCTGTACAGACGGAACTGACTTTGAAATAGGTATCGGCACCTATACTGCATCTGGTACAACCTTGGCCCGTACCACAATTTTGCAGTCTAGTAATTCTGATGCCGCTGTTAGTTGGACATCAGGCACCCGCACCATCTTCTGTACGTTGCCAGCAGAGAAGATGATATTTAATAATGCAAGTAATGTAGCGCAGAACTTTACAGAGCAAGACCCGAATGCGTTGGCGTTCGCAATAGCGTTAGGATAGTGACATGGCAAATGCGTTTAAGACTTTCACAGATACGGCGGTAGGCACTGGAAACGCCGATGTCTACACCTGCCCCAGCGCGACTGAAACAACAATAATCGGCTTGAACATAGCTAACATATTGGCGGTTTCAATCACAGTAAACGTACAGCTAATCAATAACGATGGCGACAATGTACACATTGTAAAGTCAGCTATTGTCCCTGTTGGCTCGTCATTAGTGGCGGTTGGCGGCGATCAAAAAATTGTGATGAATGCTTCCGACATTTTGAGAATAACAGCAAGTCAAGCGTCAGCAGCAGATGTTACACTGTCTGTATTGGAGATTACCTAATGGCACTTAGCACGATTAATACAAATCAGATAAAAGACGGCGGTGTTTCTAACGTAGATATTGCAGCATCAACCACCACTAACCCGTTTCGCACAAACGCTACTAGCATTACTAGCGACCTGACTGTGGCCTCTACAGAAAACGCAGGGGCGTTTGGGCCGATAACCATCTCCGCTACAATCACTGTTAATGGAGTGCTAACCGTTGTCTAGTCGTATTCTTGTAGATGAAATACATGGCAAGACCTCTGCTGCGTCTGCGTTAACTATCGATAGCAACAGTCGATTAAGTCAAGGTAGTCCAGTTGGTTTTCGCGCTAAGATAAACCCAACTCAAACTATTACATCGGGTGGAACAAGGTTTAGTCAATATGCAGTTCCCGGTGCAGGAGGGTTTAATACTGATGGTGCGGGAGGCACTGTTTTAAACATTAGCACTGGTGTAATAACTATCCCTGCAACTGGTTATTACTTCTATGGTATTGACGGCAGACTGGATAGTTTCGCTGGCTCTTATTATTATATGAATTTTGAATCAACTGATTCTTCAGGAACCAGCACTGGAATTACGTATGCTAGAACATTAACTCAAGGCAGTGGTAATACGTCATACGATGCGTTTACCGCAACAGGAATGCTGTATTTAACTTCTGGATTGTTTTTGGCTTGGTTTTATCAACACTCTGGGGATTCCAATGTCAGTATTAACAATGATACATATGTATCTATGTTTAAGGTGGGGTAAGTTATGGCATCAGAACTAGGCGTACAGACCATACAACACACCAACGGCACAGATGCTATAACCATTGATAGTAGTGGGCATGTTCTTACTCCTGCTAGGCCAGTATGGTCTGCGGGTAGAACAGGGACAGCCGCACAAACCACACAAAATGCGTATATAACCTGTCCGTGGAATACCGCCATCATAAATGACGGGAATTTTAATACCAGCACTTACGCATATACAACGCCTGTCGCTGGCCTATATCACATTAACTATAACATGAGAATAGATCACGCTAATTCAGGAATTTACATAATTACAAACATAGCTTTTGACGGCACTGTCGCAACTAATGCTCAGGCTTATGTTATTGAATCTAATGAAGGTCCACATCACTCAATGACATATTCAGGGATATTTGAACTTGCCGCAAATGTGGCAATCACAAATCTAGTGTATGTTGGGGGTGACACAAGCTGGGACTTTGAAGCCTATGGTCAGTTTAGCGGATATTTGGTGGGCTAAGAAATGGCATACATAGGCGCACAACCAAATAAACAGTTAACAAAGACGACAAGCCAATCCTTCAACGGCACAGGTTCGGCGACCGCGTTCACACTTAACCGCGCCGTGAACACTGGTGAGGAGCTAGAAGTATTTGTTGGCAACGTGCAACAGGAGCCTGGATCTGGTAAATCATACACAGCCACAGGAACTACCCTGACGTTTGATGAAGCTCCGCCTTCTGGTACAGGCAATGTGTACGTTATCTACCGTGGTCAGGCAGAAGTAACTACACGTCTGGAAGCACCAGATCTTTCTATTACAACTGCGAAGCTGGCGGCTAGTGCGGTGACTACAGCGAAGATAGCTGATGATGCTGTAACATCTGATAAGTTAGCAAGCGGGGCGGCTCAGACCCCGATCTCTGTGGCAGTTATAGCTGATGTAAAATCTAACAGTACAAGCGGGGGTACATCAATATCATGGGGCAGTGGCGGAAACAACAGGGACTTAAACACTAAACTATTCGACCCTGATAACATTGTCACAATATCATCTAACCAATTTATATTAGGTGCAGGAACGTATATTATAGAATTTTCTGCACCCTCCTATTTTGGAGATAGGCACATTGCTCAACTCTACGATGTAACAAATAGTGCATCAGTTCAATATGGCTCTATGGAATATTCACACGGCACTAATGGTGGATATGGTTCTAGTTTTGGTTATGCCAGAGTCGTTATAACTTCAAACACTACCTACAAGATTGTTCATTATATAGAATCAGGAAAAAGCAGCAACGGGCTGGGAGTGAACGCATCACTCTCTGGCGTGGATAGTATTTATACTCAAGTCAAGATTACAAAGATGGGATAGGAGTTTGAAATGCCATTAAGCAAAATACAAACAAGCTCTTTACCCGCTGGCTCTGTGTTGCAAGTGGTTCAACAGGTTTTGACAAATACCCAAGAGAGTACAGCTAACACATCTCTTAGCGACACAAGTTTAGTGGCAACCATCACACCTTCTTCAACTTCAAGCAAGATATTGGTAACAATTTCAACTCAGTCTTACACCTCTTCAAGTGGTGACATAGGATTGTACGGCCTAAACAGAACCATAAGTGGAGGTTCTGGTGTAGATTTAAATACAGGTGAAATTTTTCAAGCAAACCAACAAACTGGTGGTTGGCAACCAATGGTAATTAATTTTTTAGACAGCCCGTCTACAACTAGCGCAACAACTTATAGACTTAGGTTCAAGAGCATGAATGGTTCAAACTCTGTTTTTCATGGTTGGGGAACTGGCAGTGGTGGCTCTTCCCAAATAATAATACTTAAAGAGATTGCAGGCTAATGGCATATATAGGTATTGACCCAAACGTAGGTGACATCAGCTTTCAGACCTTTACAGGCACTGGAAGCGCAACTGCGTTTACGCTGGCGCAAAGCGTTGTCAGTGGAGAAGCTATTATGGTTGTTATTGGTAACGTCATTCAAGAGCCAGGGATAGGCAAGGCGTATACAGCGCAAGGCACGACACTAACCTTCTCTTCTGCGCCAGCTAATGGCGATGTAATACAGGTTCGCTACTTTGGTCGTGCTGTAGATCAGCCTACCAGCTTTGGTATGCAGTTGTTCAAGTACACAGCAACAGCAAGTCAGACTGCGTTTACAGGTGCAGATGCTAACGGTGCAATACTGGCCTTCTCTGGTAACGATGTGGACGTATACCTAAACGGTGTGCATCTTGACAGTTCAGACTTTACCGCCAGCAATGGTGATACGATCACACTTGGTTCTGGTGCAGCGGTAAACGATGAGTTAGTCATCCGCGCCTTCCGTGCTTTTACTGTGACTGATACAGTCAGCAAGTCTAGCGGCGGTACATTTGCGGCTGAGATTACAGCAACACAATTTCAGACTACAAACACCACGGTTGATACGGCTGTATTCCGAACCAATGGACAAACAGTAGACGAAGATACTACAATAGCATCAACCAAGAACGCATTAGCTATTGGTCCGCTGACCATAGATTCATCAACTACAATTACCGTAAGTGGTAATCTAACAATACTGTGAGGCGCAGATGGCTTCGATACTAAATGTAGACCAGATAAAAACTGCGTCGGGAACCGCTGCAAAGGTAGATGTGCATAGTTATTCTGTAGCTATTATAGCTGACAAAAAAGCGTATAATGCAGATGGTGGGGCGTCTACGGCAAACACAGTAAATGATAGAGATTTAAACACAAAACTACATGACCCAGACAACATTGTAACAATATCATCTAATCAATTTATTTTAGGTGCTGGAACTTACAGTATTATTTATAGTTGTCCAGCATATAAAGTTAATAGAAATCAAGCACAGCTTTATGATGTTACAAACTCTGCTGTAGTTTCGCGTGGCGCAAGTGTTTACGCGGTTAGCACTTATAACGGTCATTCTGTTTCAACAGGTTATGCTGTAGTGACCCCAACATCAAATACAACTTATAAAGTAAGACATTTTACTGAAAGTACTTTTTCTCAATATGGATTTGGGGTAGCAACCAACAGTCAAGTTTCTGGGCTAGATGGTTCTATTTTTACTCAAGTTCAAATAACTAAGATTAAATAGGCTAAGTCATGTCAACATTATTTGTAGATACAATAAATGAGAAGACCACAAACAACGGGGTGGAAATTCCGGGTCATATTATTAATATTCAATCTGTAAATTTTACTGGAACTCAAACTTCAACTAGTAGTTCATTTACAGATATTACAAATCTGAGCATAAGCATAACACCAAAATCATCTAGCTCTAAATTTCTTTTGTCTTGCTGTATAGCAGCAAGTAGCGACTCGTATTTTAATTTTTGTAGATTTGTAAGAAACGGAACAGCTATTCATCTTCCTGATGGATCGGCTTCATTTACTAGAAGTACAAGTAGCTTTAGTTTTTCTTCTAATATTATAGGCTCAAGTGCTTATCAAATGTTATTTCTTTCAGCCCAACATCTTGATTCACCTAATACTGCATCTACTGTTACTTATAAAGTTCAATTTGCTACAAGAGCAGATCAAAGTCACTCATGCCATATTAATAGAACCCATAGAGATTTAAATAATTCAGGTGGTTATGATGCTCGCGGTGTATCAACACTTACTGTTATGGAGATTGGCGGATGACTAGCATAGTCAAAGTTGATAACATCCAGAACTCCAGCGGCACAGCCGCGCTGTCCATTGATAGCAGTGGGCGTGTGTTCAAACCAGCAACACCAGCTTTTCACGCTTACGCTGATGACGGCAATTATCAAACCACAAGTCCTATTCCATACGACAATACTACAATAAATGTGGGAAATGCTTTTGATACAACAAACTATAAATATGTTGTTCCTGTAAGCGGCAACTATTTTATTGCAGTGCATTTTGGAGTTGTTCGTGATGATACGAGTGGAAATGAAAGCATAAATATTGAGCTTAAGAAAAACGGCACAAGAATCCAAAGAGGATACTTTGAAGAAGTATCTTCAACAGGTTATGGCAATATATCCTTTTCAGCAATACATGCTCTTGCCGCAGGGGATGAGCTTACTGTGACTTCTGGCGGAGCTGCTGATTACTTTGCGGCAGCCGCTGATACAATATTTTCTGGGTATTTGATAGGATAAGAGAACAAGATGACTAGCATATTAAAAGTCACCGAAATCCAAGACCCAACGAACTCGAACACCGCGCTGTCGATTGACAGCAGTGGCAGGGTTTCAAGACCTGTAATTCCCTACGCTTTTGTTACTTTTGCCGCTTCAAACTCCTATGTATCAAAAGCAGCTAATGCCATATTAGATTTTTCTGTCGCTGTTGTGAATAATGGCAATCATTTTAACACTTCTACCTATAAATTTACCTGTCCTGTGGCGGGGTTATACCAAGTTGAACTTGCTTCTTTAACTGAAAACAACAGTGATGCCTATGGAATATTCCCTGTAAGAAATAGCGGCGGCACTGAGGCAAAACTAACTCGATTTTACACTAACGCCCGTGCAATTGCGGGGGCTTCTTTTACCATAGAATGCTCTGCAAACGATGAACTGTATTTTAAGCCTGAACACACTAAAAATTTTTACTCAAGCACGGTTGATTCTAGTCATGTTCCCTATAATTGGGCAACATTTAGGTTTGTAGGTTAAATTATGGCAACAGTATCAGAAGCAATTTTAGCACTAGACCCAGACTGCCAGTTCGTACTGTACGGTGAGCCTACGAGCGCACAATCTTTTGATGCAGCCTTTCGACTTGTAACAGGCGTAGATAAAAATGGTTCTGCGATGTTATCAAGTGACCCTAAGGTTTGGCAAGACAAGGGTATCACTTGGGCATTAGTAGATAGAGAGCTAACTAATTTAAATAACGCTGAACCATTAAACTTGTTACGCGAAGAGCGTAATCGCCGTATCGCTGAAACAGATTGGTGGGCATCATCTGACCTTACTATGTCCACAGAACGCACAGCCTATCGTCAGGCATTGCGCGACATAACCAAAACATACTCATCACTTGACGATGTGGTGTGGCCTGATAAGCCGGAGTAAGCTATGAGTAACGCCCGTAATCTTGCTAATTTATTAGGCACAAGCACTACAATTCCGTCTCTTAAACAGCCTGCTGGCTCTGTTCTTCAGGTAGTTAGTACGACTAAAACTGACGTAACTAGCTTTGCTTCATCAAATACAGACAATTTTGTTGATATAAGTGGTATGTCTGTAAGCATAACACCAACCTCATCAAGCAACAAAATATTTGTTATGTTTTCTTGTAATGTTTCACAAAGTACTACTGCAACAGCACATATTCGACTAGTAAGGGGTAGTACTGCAATTTCGGTGGGAAATAGTTCTGGAAATAGGTTTGGGTCAACTAGCGTGCTTCGGTCACAGGCAACCCCATATAATTTTGAAATGGGAGAACTTAGTGGAATGTTTTTAGATTCTCCTGCGACAACATCAGCTACGACTTACAAGATACAAGGCACTTTAGGTTCTACTTATAACGGAACATTTTATTTAAATAGGACAAAGAATGACAGTGATAACGACTATGGGGCAAGAGGTGTGTCGTCAATTACAGTCATGGAGATTGCAGGATAATGTTTGGTTCTCACGCAATAGCTGAAAACAGTATAGCTACTGACGGCATTGTTCTTTTTGGAAGTCAAACGCTCGACGCAAACTTCACACAGTCAACGGACTTATCCGCCATATTCAGCGGTAGTATGGATGTAAATGCTTTTTTCTCTAAGCTTGCAGCAGCTTCAGGAACGCTTGTTGCTGAAATAGATATATCTTCAGACTTTACTCAAACTACAAATGGTGTTCGTTTTGCTATAACCTCTGCTTCACTAGATGCTCAGTTTGATCAAACCACGGCTGCAAACTTTAATGCTTCTGGGGTTGCGGCAATAGATGCAAACTTCACACAGACTACTACACAAACCTTGATAGCTGCGGGTGTTGCTCAGTTAGACGCAAACTTCACACAGACCACAGCATCTAATGTGTTGTTAGATCTTATAAGCACACAAGATTTTGAGTTTGAGGTAGACCCATTAGGAGGTTTGTTGACTCTTGCTACAGTCGATATGGATTCACAATTTAACCTATCGACTCTAGGCGGACTTATCATAATTTACCCTGGAGCAGGCGAAGGACCGATAGAAATCAACAGTGTATTTGTGATAACAGCAAATGGTGATATACTCTGGGAGCAAATTGACGCGGGTAGCACACCAGAAAACTGGACACAAGTCACACACACTGGCGATACCTGGACTCAGATAAACGCAGGAACGTCGTCGGAAACATGGACAAATAAGGTGGTATAAATGGCAAGTACCTACACAAATAATACAGGCATAGAACAGCCGGGCTCTGGAGAACAGGCAGGTTCTTGGGGAACAACCGTCAATCGTAATTTTGATATTATTGACGCGGGATTGCATGGTCAGCTTGAAAAAGCGGTAACTGGAGACTTTGATTTAACGACAACAGATGGGGCGGTTTCTGATGGGCAGCATACGGTTATAATTTTAACAGGAACCCCCGGCTCTACCTTTGAAATGCGCGTCACCCCTATTAACCAAGAAAAACATTTTACTGTTAAGAATGACACCGATTCTGCCTGTCGAGTTGTGTATAAAGGCGTTTCTTACAGTGCCAGCACTGGTGTTGAAATCGCATCAGGTGCTACCCAAGCAGTAACGGGCGATGGAACGAAAAATGGGGCTACTTCAGGTATTTTCAAAAACTTAACCCCTCCAACTGATTTAGTGAATGATTCATCTCCACAATTAGGAGCTAACTTAGATGTTCAAACACACTCTATTGTTAGTACGTCAAACCGCAATATAGCCATTACCCCAAACGGCAGTGGTAAAGTTGTTCTTGATGGTCTAAGTTACCCAACCGCTGATGGAACAAACGGTCAGTATCTACAAACAGATGGTTCTGGAACTTTAAGTTTTTCTACCGTGCCAATTAGCGGCAGTACTTTTAATCTAGGCGATTGGACGCTGAGCGTTGTAAATAATGAATTAGTTTTCAGCTACACAACAGGCGGCACAACAACCGCCGTAGCTAAAATTGCAACAGATGGAGCGATTACTTCTGAAGGTGATATAACTGCGTTTGGTAGTTTACCATAAATATAGGAGTATAAAACTATGCCTATACCTGATTCTGGCGCAATAAACATGTCGGACATAAGAACTGTATTCGGTGGTACTCAGCCGGATGGATTGGGAGAGTACTACAAGGGAGCAGGTATTGTACCCACTAATGCAACAACAGTGAATGTACCCACAAGCGGGCCATTGAGTTTTAGTAATTTTAGAAGTTCAGGCGGAACTTCAAACAGAAGCATTAAATTTAGTATGCGGTATGATCCTACAGCAAGTTTTTCTGGAGTAGGATTAGCGGCTTCAGATTCAGTGACGGGTACACCCTACGCTTATTCAGGAAATACCAGTAATAATGTGCGTTATTATCAACCCGTGTTTCGCGCAGGAACAGGATTTATAACCACGCTTTCTTTTGGAGTTGGTCAAAATGAGGATGTTTCCGCTTTGACAGACAATGTAGTTTTGTACGGAGGTACCGATAGTTCAACAGTAACCGATGAGGTATTAAAATTCAGGTGTATTTACCACGGAAGTCTTGGAAATACTCTCTATTGGCGAATAAATTGGAATACTAATGGAAGCATCAGTAACGTATCTTATACAGGAGCAGCTTACCCCAATAACCCATCTGTGGTAAGTTTGTATTACCAAAACATAAATTCAAATCATAGATGGTACAGGTTTTCCGCAAAGTCCCCAGTAAGTATTGGAAAACAAGGTTTTATGATTAATTTATTAAGTTTAAACAATGTTCCGCAACCCACATAGGTAACACATGGCGTTAACAAAGTTACAATTTCAACCTGGTATTAATACGGACATTACTTCATATTCCAATGAAGGTGGGTGGCGCGATTGTGACAAAATTAGGTTTCGGTTTGGCTACCCTGAAAAAATGGGCGGTTGGTCCAAGTATAGTAGCAGCACTTACTTGGGTACGGTTCGCGGTCTTCATAACTGGATTGCGTTAGACGGCTCCGACTTTCTAGGGCTAGGATCCGAAATAAAGTATTATATTGAAGAGGGGCAAAGATTTAATGATATTACTCCTGTAAGAACCACTACTTCCCCAGGAGAAGTGTTTTTTACCTCTACAAATAATTCAAATATTATTAAAGTAACAAACCCTGGACACGGTGCAGCAGAAAATGATTTTGTAACTTTTTCTGGAGCAGAATCTTTAGGTCCAAATATAACTGCAGCTTTACTTAATACAGAACATCGAATAACTGCTGTGCTTGATGCAGATAATTATCAGATCACATTAACCGCAACAGCTAATATTACTGGAGTAAGACAAACAACCTTCGCTGGCACTTCTGCTGGTTCAGCTACGCACACTGAAAAAACGCAGAGCGCAACAAGCGGTAGTGGGACAGGTGCAGAATTTACTGTGGTTGCAGGTGGCTCAAGTTATGGCTCTGTAACTGTGACAAAGATAGGCACGGGCTATGCAGTAAATGATACGATAACCATTCCAGGTGCTTCTCTTGGCGGCTCTACACCAACTAACAATCTCACCATTACTGTAACTTCCCTTGACGGAGATATTTCAGACGGAGCGTCCAGCAGCATTGAAACTATGTCCATTACCGCTCAATCTCAACAACAATCAAGTGTAATTGGCCCAATTTCTTCCATTGACCCCACAAATGCCGACCAAGTATCTGGTGTAAACCCTGCAGAAAACAGTAATCCTGTAAAAACAGTGAGTGTTACCTCCGGGACTTCTACAGGCAGTGCTACGTTTACAAACGTCACAGGCACGTCGTCTGGTGCAGGTGCGGGGGCTAAATTTACCATTACAACAGATGGTTCTGGCGGATATACTGTAGATGCGGTTACAGATGGCGGTGATGGTTACGACGTAAATGAAAACATAACAATTGCAGGAACAAGTCTTGGCGGGGCAACAACAGCGAATGATCTTGTTTTAAATATAACTTCTGTTGAACCACATACTTTTGATTTAACTCAACCTAACGCAGGGCCTGGGACAGGCTTTACTGCAAACTTTACTCAAAATACTGTAGGCTTTACTCCCACTCAAACACAAAGTAATCCAACGACTGCGTTTACTTTTCGATTTTTTTACACTTTTAGTGGAGCAAACTCTGTAAGTAACGGAGGAAGTGGGTACAAGGTAGGTGATACTTTTTCTTTATTTCTTGCACTCGGAGCGGGCGCAGCAGGCGCAAGTTCTAAAACATTTCGAGTAGACAGTCTTGTAAACAACACCACAGCAGAATATCA